CTATGACAAGCTGGCTGAAACTTTCCTGGGTTTTATCTGCCTGGCCATTTTGTTCACCCTTCGCCTCACATAGATGATTTACAAACAGACCCTAGAAGCCATCCTTAAACAGGCCGAGGCGGTCGGCGAACGGATCGAGGATCTCGTTACCGACGCGACGGAAGACCAGCTTAACTTCGTGCTCGGCACCGTCGCCCTCTCCGACCTCTATTGCCACACCTGGGGCCGGACCTACGTCTTCATTCCCGGAGGAGAAGACCGGGACGTCTTTATCGTCGATGTGCACCGCAACCCGGAAGCCGATGCCGCCCCGCTCCTAACCCGGCTCGTGCCTTAGAAAAATAAATCCCGAAAAAGGCGGAGTCGCGATTCGCCCCTAGGGTGTATATCTCGGATACGTCGCTTAGGCGAAGGCTAGCTCCGAATCGTTATCCCCGTGCAATGCCTCGAGAAGTGGTTCGATAACTCCGAAGAGTCCGGAGGCGGCTATCACAACCTAGAGCTAGGCCGGTTGCTTTTAGGCATTATTTACGATCCGAACGACGACCTCGAGGACGAGGAAGCCATGGACAGCTTTCGGGATAATCCCCTCCGCCGCGAAATCGAGGCGGATTGGGACGAGGAAGAGTACCCGAATTTGCGCGAGTTTCTCCTTAGCCGGGATGGGGAGCGAATCCGGCGGCTGCTAGCCCTCGACGAAAAGCTTATTACGGAGGCTTCCGCTTTCGTGCAAGGGCGGGATCTGTGTATGCAGATGGGCATCATCCTCGCAAATTATCCGAAGACCGAAGCGTCGCGTCGACCGAGCGAGGAGACGATCGCGGAGTATCGGGAAAACCTACCCAAGCTCGAAAAACTGCTTAAGGAATCGGCGGCAAGATTAGAGCAAAAGCTTAAGGCCTCCCTCGAAGCGCGGAGTTCTTTAAGCTAAGGCCCGATCCGTAGGAGACCCCGTAAAGGCCGCCCGCAAGGCGATTTCGCTGGCGATTAGGGGGCGGCGAGGGGTCTTATAGCGGGCGGCCCCTTAATTAGCCCCTAGGGCGATTTTACGCAATTCCTCGATGCGCACCTTGCCCCGGAGGAGAAGGGCGAGGCGGGCGGGCGTGATGCGCTCTAGATCGACCCCCCTCGCTTCTAATTCGGCGAGGAAGGCCGCCTTCACCGTACCCGGCTCTTCCCCCCGACCGGCGCGGTCGAAGGCGTAATACACCTTTGTGATTGGTCGGAGGGACATGATAAGGTAAATACTAGCCGCCGTAGGCCACGATGTCCCAGTCCGGCGAGAAGCTCCCGGGGACGAATAAACAATGGCAGTCGTAGGCGGTGTCGGTCAGCGGGCCGTTATTGTAGCTGCCCTGGGCGAGGGAGCAGTAGACCGGCGGCGTTGCGAAGAGGCCGGGTTGTTGGTCCCAGTACATCAGGTTATTCCCGATCTGGGTGACCTGCACCGAGACCCGGATGACCGAGCCGTTCGGGGTGACGATCGGCGTAACGTTCTGCCAGAACATTCCGGCGACGTTCGGTGTCGTCGTCAGGCTGTCCCTTACGACGCCGTTAATCGAGAGCGAGATGGCGTGGACGGCGTTAGCGTTTTGGCTGTTAACGTCGACGCCGTACTGGTCGATCCAGCCGCCCGTATTCAGGGTAAACTCGTTGGCCACGGTAAAAGTGGCCCGGACGCTCCGCGCTACCGGGGCCCAGGCGGGCAAGAGATCCTCCTCGTTGCCCGTCGGCTGCGGGGCCGGTCGATCGGTCGTGTTTCGGAGCGCCACCATCGTCCAATCCCCGTCGCGAGTCATGTCCTGCGCGAGGAAAGATTGTCCGGGGCCGGTAAACCGCACCCAGCGCATGTAGACGTCGTTCAGATCGGTAATTTGCGCGTCGACGTAGCCTTTAGTGGCCGCCTCTAGGGGATGCAGCGGATCGGCGGCTAAGACTAATGTCCCGGTCATCGAATCTCCGGCTTTGATTACCCGGGAGGTATCCGAGGGATGAATGTGGTCTTCGCGGGCGTAGGGTGTCCCGATTCCGACCGCCGCGATGCCGTCCATAATCGGGAGCACATTGGACGCCGGAGGGCCGCCGCCGCTACCGGGGGCGCTAACGACGAGGGTCGCGCCGGGAACGACCGTAGCCACGATTTGCGGCGGGGAAATTGTGACGTTAATCGGCGGCGTGACGTTGACGGGGGCGTTTGTTCCGTTACTCATAGCTTATCGGGATCGGGCTAACGGGAAATGGCGGACTGTCGCATACTTGTAGCGGACCGGCGGCGATTAAATCTGTGTTAGGGTTGTTAGCCGTGCGCCTTAGGAATTGCCAACTGAAGCTCCCCTCCGTGACGTCGAGGGTAGCGCTCGGCACGAGCGTGCCGGTCTCGGTATCGGAGAATAGGAAGACGATTACCCCCGTCGTTAGGTCGACGGAGAGGGGAGCGATCGAGGCGAGGACGACGTAGCCTTTCCGCAAGACGATTAGCGAGAGGGCATCGCCCTCTAGCGGCACCGGCGAGCCGTCCGGGTTTTGAATCGTGAACTGCTGGAGCCATTCGCGATTGCGCCATATCGAGAGCGGGACGTTGTAAGCCGATGACCCCATCGCTAGCTAACTACGCGCCGGTTTAGAAATGCGAACGGGCATTCCCGCCGTACGACGAAGAACGCCCGTTCTATAGAGTTGTGACACTCAATTCCTTAGAACGGGAAGCAGCACAGCTTCTTATAAAAGAAAATTCTATTTGGACACCCTTTTGCGGTTGTTGGCTTTGGACGGGAACTTTGGCGGGTCATGGTTACCCGCAATTAAGACAAGCGGCTAAATGGTGCACTAGATATGCGCATCGGCTTTCTTATCTCGCTTTTCGGGGAGAAATTCCGGATGGCATGCTCGTTTGCCATACTTGCGATACTCCATGTTGCGTTAATCCGGAGCATTTGTGGATAGGTACATCGACCGATAATGTGAGAGATTGTATTCGTAAGGGGAGATTTATTTTTGGCGAAAAAAACGGAATGTTCGGGCAGAAGGGAGAAAAGCATCCTTGGTTTGGCAAGAAACACTCGTTGCAGGAGATAGCGAAAATGCGAGGCAAAAAACGTAGTCCGGAGTCCCGGGTTAAAATACGGATAGCACGTTTAAAATACCACCAGCAACGAAGAGCCGCCGCCTAAACCTATCTCGGGAGCCGAACGCCTAGATCCTTTCGAGGGTGCCCGTTGCATGGTCGAAATAATTCGTTCGGAACGCGATCCGGCGATCCTCGCAATAAATGCCGCCGAAGGCTAGCGCTAATAGCCCCGCTTTATCCTCCGGTGACGCAAAAAGAGCGCGTTTGCGGCCCGGGAAGGATATCGGCTACCTAGACCCATAGAGAGGCCCTGTTTACGGCCTTTAGGGGTCTTATCTCGGTACCCGGTCGTGCATCTCTCCGGCTAGCCGGGTAAAGGCCTCGGCGATCTCGACGATCTTATGCCGCTCGACCTCGATCGGCCCGATGGTTAACCGCCGATCGGTAATGAACTCGACCCCGCACACCGCGATCCCGCAGGTTAGTCGTTCGGGGTAAAGCATAATCGCCGCGTAGTTATTGATCGGAATCTCCTGCACCTTTACTGGCGGGTGGATTTTGTTCGACATTCTAAAGAAAAAGATACCGGTTATGGAGAACGAAGAAGATCCGAGCATTCGGATAATAAAGCTAAAGCAACGTAGCCCTTCGGAAGCCGAGGCTTACATGCAAGGGTTCGAGGCGGGCTTAAAGGCCGCCGCCGAGGCGATCTCTAAGAGTCTAGAGTCCTACCGCACCACCCGCTCGCTTTTCGCAACGATCGGCTCGAAGCCGATAAAGAAAGATGATTAAAAGTGACGACGTTCCTCTCTAGTGCCAGCCTAAATTCCGATTCACTTTGCGCCCGGTCGGATACCCCCGACCCCGGAAAACCGGTTCGGGTTAAAGTAGAGATCGAGGTCGACGGCGGCTCGGTCTCCTACCTCGAGTGGCAAGCGCTCGCCGCGCTCGGCCTCGACGCCGACTTCGAGGCTTTAATCGCTTTTCATTACTCGGGAAAGCCCTTGCCCTTTGCGCTTCGGAGGCCCGGCCTCGCGGCGCTTCGGTCCTAGCTCTTAAGCTTTCCGACTCCGGGCGAGAGGCTCGGATCGGATAGCGCCGACAACGGGTCCTTTCTGCGCTAAGTCGGTGCGCATCTGCGACGCCCGGGAAAAACCTTACCGGACTCAAAACGGGTTTTAGCCTAATGATCTCCGCATTGCACAGAGTAGTCGGTACTCTGTTTTCGCCGGTTAAGACGCTGCTTCCTAAGCGTTGCCCAGCGAACATTCCAGGGATAATACCCGTCCCAGGCGTTTATCCGGTCGATCGTCATCTCCGGAGGTCTCGGACCGAGGATCGCTTCGACTCCGAGAATAAATGCTCGAACGTCGTGCCAGGGTTCCCAGACGGTGACCGGGGGATTCGCGCCGCCATATTCTTTGTAAGCCCAGCCGTCCGGATCGTAGCACCGTTTCATTAACAGTTGGTGCGTAGGATATAGGGAGTGTTTACCGAAACCGTGCGTTCGAATATCGCCCTTCTTAAACCGAGTGGCCATGCCGTTTAAGTGTCCGAGGTGGTTACCGGCTTTTATTCCTTTACGGCTCCGGCTTACTTTTGCTTTAACCTCTTCCGGCCAGGGTAAGCCTTTATTCCAAGGAGCCGCTCCTTTTACGAATCCGAATTGGTTCGTTTCGTGAGCGGCGATTAAGGCTGTTCGGCGTTTTTTATTGGTTTCCGCCGATTCTCGGTGCCCCGGTTTAAAAGCGGTAGGCGGTGCGGGACACGTTTTTCCTTTATTCCAGGGGGTTTTCCCTACATTGTATTTATGCTCTTTAGGAAAAGGACATATAGGAGGTAAACCCTTACGATGACCTGGTTTAAAAGCTCCTGATGATACATAACCTCTAGGTCCTTTAACGAATTGGCCTTTTTCGTTTCGCGGTATCTGCATTCACCTCTAATAGAACGGGAATCTCCGAGGTCGGTATTTATGCAGTTACATGGCCGGACCCGTAGATTCTAATTTACCACCCGAACCTCTTCGTTGGTCGATTGATCGGGCCGCGAAAGAGTTCGGTCTGCATAAGGATTCGTTAATTAAGCGCTTCTCGCTCGCGAAAGAAAAGCCGGACCCGCTTACCCGGACTTACTCTACCCGCCAGATTACGATCGCCGTCTACGGTGACATCCAGAGCGAACGGCTCCGCGAAGTAAAAGAGCGGGCTGATAATCTTGCCTTAAAGAATGCGGCGCTCCGGGCGGAGTTACTCGAACGCGAAGCGATTACCAAAGCCGGGGAAGAGATGTTAATCGCCGCCAAATCGCTCGTCGAGACCTCCTCTATGTCCCGGAACGAGAAGCAGGACTTCCTCGAAAACTTAGCCTCCTGGCCGGTCGTTGTAAAAGATGTTGCAAAGAGACAAACACGGCAGATTCATATCCGTTCCGAAGGCGGGAAAGAAAACGACGAATAAGGCTTCCGATCCCCGTAAGCCGATCGAGGTCGACTCGGAAGACATCGTCGGGTTCGTCCGTAGGCTTCTGGCGCTCTTAAAACCGGTTGCGCCGATGAAGCCCTCCGAGTGGAACGAGAAGTATCGCTTCGCTCCCACCTTTTCTCCGCGACCCGGAAGATGGAAAAACGATGCTTTTCAGGTGGAGATCCTTGACTGCATCCTGAACGAAGAGGTTTCGAGCATGACGCTAATGTTTTGTTCGCAATTTTTGGGAAAAACTGTGTGTATAGAATCTATTTTGGGATGGATGATCGAGCAGGCCCCTTGCGCCTCGGTAGCGGTCTTCCCGAGCCTAGACAACGCCCTAATCTGGTCGAAGAACCGCTTCAGCCGCTTAATCGACGATACCCCCGTCTTAGCCTCCCTCGTCGCCAAGCGGAACGAGGTTTCGAAGACCGGCTCGGGCAAGAACACGATCGTCCATAAGTTATTCCCGGGCGGGTTCTTTGTCGCCGGGGGCTCGAATTCTGTTAGCCAGCTAAGCGCACACACGGCCCGGTTAACATTTTTCGACGAGGTAGACCGGTTCCCGACCATCGTCGGCAAGGAGGACCACGAGGAGGGCGATCCCATTTTGTTAGTCGAGCAGCGTTCGAGCCGCTTCCTAAATCCTTTCTCGATTAAAACAAGTACCCCAACCGTGCGGGGCTTTAGCCGGATCGAAAAGGAATATGAGCGGTCGGACCGAAGAACATGGTTCGTAAAGTGCCCGGGCTGTAAGAAGGAATTCGTCATCCTTTGGGCCCACATAAAGTGGGAACGGAAAATCGACGAGAAGGGAAACGTCACCGAGGAGAAGCCGGAGAGCGCTTACGTCGAGTGCCCGACCTGTGCGTGGAAGATCTCCGACGCCGAACGCCAGCGGATCGTCCGCGCCGGGCGCTGGATCGCCGGGAACCCGAAGGTGAAGAACCGGCGCGGGTACGCGGCCAACGCTTTCCTCGTGCTCGGGCCGACGAAGGAAGGCTACCGGAGCTGGTTGCATTATTTTGTTGCCAGATATCTCGACGAGCGGGAGCTAGGCACCAAGGGGATGCGGGAGTGGCAGAATCTCGTGCTCGGAGAATGCTTCGAACTGGAAACTGATCCACCACCCAATTTCCTCGAACTGCACGCCCGGCGGGAGAGATACGACGAGTACGAAGGGGAAGTCGTCGTCCCGGAGCGCGTGATCCTGCTAACGATGGGGATCGATGTCCAGCGGACGCGTGTCGAATACGAGATCGCCGGGTTTGGGCTGAACGAAGAGAGCTGGGGAATACACTACGGCGTCGTAACGGGGAACGTCCAATCGCCGAAGTTCTGGGACGAAGAGGTTAAGCCGCTAATCGAGAAGAAGTGGCGTCACGCTACCGGACACCTCATCTCGCCTTTCTGCACCTTTATCGACACGGGGGACAAGCCGCACCAGATGTATAATTTCGTCCGCCGGTGCACGACCCACGTCTACGCAAGCAAAGGCTTCGCGGGGTTCGTGCCAAACTGGGTGGTGCGTTCCGGCGGTTCGTTCGCCAAGCTCTTCATCGTTAAGGTCGATACACCGAAGGAATCCCTTTACTCGAATCTGCGGCTGGTCGAGCCTGGGCCCGGTTACTGCCACTTCCCGGCGAACGAGAAGAGCGGTTACGACGAGATTTTCTTCAGCCAGTTGACGAGCGAGCGGATGGTCCTCGACGGCCCTTACCCCCACTTCGTCAAGCCCCACTCGTCGGTCCGCAACGAAGCGTTGGATATCCGCGTGCTAGCTATGGCGGCCAAGGAACTGGTTACCGAGGATTCGAACTATACGAAAGCGCGGGCCTGGCTAGCCTCGAAGCCGGAGAACGACTGGCGGCCCAAAGAGGCGGCGAAAGTTCCGGAGCCCGCCGTCGTCGTACCAGTTCCGTCGGATAATGGAGTAACGCTTACCCCGGCGCTAGCCCCGGCGGTCACCGCCCCCTCGCGCATTAGCCCCTTTAGGCCGCCGAAAACCGGATGGAGCCGGGTAAGATGAGGCCGTTTATCGAACCCGAAGCGCTGGCCGTTTTCCGCCGCTATAAAGCGAGCGGCGCGGTCGAGGAGCTAGACGCGCTCCTCCGGCTTTTAATCCCGGTAGCGGAGACGGTAATCTGCAAGAAGCTCGGCTTCCTCTCCGACGACTATCCGGAGATCCGGGCTTACGTCCTTCGCCGCATGTCGCGGGGCTTAGCGAATTGCTACGATCCGGAGCGGGGCTCGCTCTTTAACTTCATTACGAAGCTTACCGAAAACTCTCTCGTCGATTTACTTCGCCGCAAAGTATCCCGGGCGAAGTACGTCGTCCCGCTCGACGACGAGATGCTAGCCCGTTTCTCCGTTAACGGGGCCGACCATCGGCACGCCGCCGCCGAAATCGCCTACCGGGTTATGCAGGTTAAGACGATCGCCCGCGACCGGGGCGAAATCGAGGCGCAGCGCTGGCTCGTCCGCAACCTACTCGCCTCCGGTTTCCGCTTTTATCGGCACGAGGCGGCGGACGCCATGACGGTCGTCTACAATATCCCGCCCGACCGTTCGCGGAAATTGTACGACATTACGGTGCTTTCCGTGCGGAGGATTCTAATCGGCGAGCGGAAGTTAAAGCCGGTCGACGTCGGCTCGCTCCTCGGCACCAAGGGCAAGGCGTTGCTCCGCTACCGCTCGCGTCTTTCGGAGTTAGAATTCGCCAAACTTGTCTTTTTGATGCGTAATTTGGCTCCCTCTATCATCGAGACGGGCGAATTTTCGCTAGAGGACATCCTCTACGGCCCGCCCGGCGAACGCGCCCTATTTTCGCATAAGGAGGCGCTAGCGGCGGCTTCCGGCGCGTAGTTAGTAGCGAATCGCCGCTATTCCGGCGCTTTCCTATGGTTTCTCCGTACATAGTTTCCGGGCTTGGCGTACCGACGACGATCATATTTCCGGACCCGTTAGTTGCGGGTGATACTTGGAACTTCCGTCTAAGCACCCTGCAGTGGCCCAACTCCACGGCGGAGATCGTCTTCGCCGCCGACGGGACGAAACTAACGAGCACGGCCACCGTCGTCGCGAATTATTTCCAGTGGTTAATTGGAGGCGCGGAGACTTCCAAGCTTATCCCCGGACCGTATACTTACAATGTTTTCATGACCGACGCGGCGGACGGGTCCCGCTATACGGCGGAACGCGGTTCGGTCCGGGTCGCCCCCGACATCTCCGACCCGAATACGCTGGTTACCGAGACGACTACCCCCTTGCAACAGATGTTAGCCGCCTGCGACGCGGCGCTGATAAGACTTCTAGGGCAGGACACCTCGATGGTCCAGTACGGAGGCCAGATGTACGAATTTCAGGATGTCGAAAAGCTCTTCTCCGTCCGCGACCAGCTCCAGGCCCGGGTGAACGACGAGGCCGACGCCCTCCGGGGCCAGAAGGGCTACCGCAAGATCGCCTGCGTCTTTACGGATTTCTAAAAGATGGGACTCGTTAGCTCGATCCGCTCGCTCTTTGCTCCCCCGAAGATCTCCGCCTTACCGGCGGAGGTTAAACTGGTTGCCCGGAGCGGGCTCCCCTTCGCGCCGCTTAGCCTCGCCGGGGGGGTAAAGACGGAGACGGAGCGGTGGATGAACCGGATGCTAGACGCCTTTACCCCCGGCTCCTTAAGCCGGTCTTACGACGGGGCGGTTAACGCCACGATCTACGACCCTTCATGGCAAGGGTATTCGACTAGCGGGTCGTACGAAGTGTTGCACGGCTGGCGCCAGGTCTGCTATTTGGCGCGGGATTTGGAGCGCAACAATAGCCATGTGACCTCGTGGCTCCGGGAGGTGGCCAACAACGTCTTTGGCTCGACCGGGATTCGGATCCAGCCCCGCATAAAACTGGTCGACGGGCGGCGGAAAGACCGGACCTCCGGCCCGCTCCACACGGCGCTGAATAAGACGATTAAGGAGGCCTGGACCGATTTCCGGCGCAAGAAGAATTTCGAGGTGACGGGGAAGTTTTCGGGGGCGACCTGGGATGAAATCTTAATGAGGAGAGCACTAGTCGACGGCGGGGTTATCCTCCGGCTGCATCGGAATTACCCGAACCGGTATGGCTTCGCCGTGCAGGCGATCGAGATTGACGCGCTAGACCTTTGGGCGAACGAGATTTACGGGCCGAACCGGATCACGACTGGCGTGGAGACCGATGACGTAGCGAAGGTAACCGGTTATTGGCTTATCGATTTCGCCCAGAGCGACCTTATGGCGGTTAACACGATCGGTCGCCGCCTCCGGTATTTGCCCGAAGACATACTGCATTTCTGGTTCCCTCAGCGGATTACGAGCGTCCGGGGCATCTCGACACTCGCCCCGACCATGATCGATTTGCGGATGCTCTCGAAGTACGAGGAGGCCAGCGCTATCGCCGCCCGCAACGCGGCGGCCAAGATGGGCTTCTATCTCCGCGACCCGCTCCACCCCGGCCCGCAGTACGAGGGCCAGCGGCAGCGGCCCGACGGGACGATCGTCGAGGAGGTTAGCCCGGGCTCGCTCTTTGAGTTGCCGGTCGGCTACAAGTTCCAACCCTTCGACCCCGGGCAGCCGAACGATAGCTACCCCGAGTTCCGCAAAGGGATGCTGCGGACTTGCGCCTCGGGGATGGGCGTCATGTATAACACGTTAGCGAATGAGTTGGAGTCGATTAATTATAGCTCGGCCCGGTGGGGGGCGGAGGTCGAGCACGAGTACTGGCGGCGGATGCAGCGCTACTACTGCGAGTCGGTCCTCTCCGAGATCTTCCGCCCCTGGCTAGAGTGCGCGATCCTCGCCGGAGCGATTCCCGCGCCCTTCTCGGCGGTCGAAGAGATCTGTAACTCGATCGTCTGGCGGCCCCGGGGTTGGCCCTATATCGACCCGCTGAAGGACTCCCAGGCCTCCTTAGCCGCCATCGATGGCGGCCTATCGACCTACCGGCGCGAGTTAATGGAGCTAGGCATCGATTGGGAGGAGCATTTAGACGAAATCGTCGAGGAGCGGGAGGAGCTGCAGCGGCGGGGATTGGTCTTCGTGAACCCCTTCTCCAAGCACCCGGAAGTGCAGGGCTCGCTCGAGAATCCGGAGGCCGAGCCCGAAGGGGGACCGGCGGCTCCCCCGCCGAGCCCGCCGATTACGCCTCTCAAAGTTGTTAAGCCGAAGCAAACGGCGTCGGGAGCGTAGTTAGTAGCTGAGAATGCCGTCGGAAAGTTATTCCCTACCGTTGCACGTCCGGGCCTTTACGCTCCCGGACGGCGCGCTCGACACGAAGAATCGGACGGTGAATATGTCCTTTTCGAGCACGACGCCTATCTTGCGTTCCCGCGAGGGCAAGGACGGCAAGCCGGAACCTTACTACGAGGTCCTCTCCCACGACTCGGAGTCGATCGTCGACGCCCGGCTAAGGGCCAGGGCGGTTCCTTTCCTTTTAGACCATGACAAGGCCCGCATCGCCGGGAAGGTCGTCGATTACGAGGTCGCCGACGGTAAGGGGCTAGCTACCGCCAAGATAAGCCGGAATGCTGCCGGGCAGGAGTTCATGCAGGATGCCCAGGATGGAATCCGGACGGAGATTAGCGTCGGTTATTATCCCCGGGAGTTAAAACTAACCGGCATGCGCGGCGGGGTTAAGGAATTCACCGTGCAAAGATGGGAGCCTTACGAAATTTCGAGTGTTGGAGTTCCCGCTGATTATTCGGTAGGTCTGGGCCGGGGAAACGAAGAGATGAGGCGAGAGGCAGTGTTTATCGAGGAAGACGAAATGGAAGAAGTGACGTTGGACGAAGAATACCGGGCCGAGCAGGAACAGGATCATAAGAGCCAGTACGGCAATGTTCCTTATGCCGACAGCAAGCATCACAAATATCCCATCGACACGAAGGCCCACGTTAAGGCGGCCTGGTCGTACATTAACATGCCGAAGAACGCCAAGTTCTACAGCTCCAGTGAGTTAGCGACGATCAAGGGTAAGATTAAAGCGGCGGCTAAAAAATTTGGCATTGAGATTAGCGAGGAGAAAGCCGTCGACGACGACGAGGGAGAGGATACGGATGCGGCGATGCCGAGCAAGGGCGGAGAGAAGAAGCCGAGCAAAGGTTCGCCGATGCAGGGCGCGATGGACGACGAGGACGACGGCGGCGATGACGCGATGCCGAAGATGGCGGGCGGGGCGAAGAAGCCGATCCTGAGTAGCGGTTCGGGAGCACCTCCGGGCCGGAGCGTAGTTAGTACGGAAGACGAAAATACTATGGCCGAGATCGAAGTCCTTCGTGAAGATGTAGCCTCCCGCACCCGGGATGGGGAGCTAAGCCGTACCCGCGAAATTATGGCGGTGGCCAGCCGCTTTAACCTGCAGAAGGAAGCCGAGGAGGCCATCCGCTCCGGCCAGAGCCTTGCCGAGTTTCAAGCCTGGGTCCTTTCGAAGCAGGGAACGAAGGCTGTCGAATCGAAGATCCGGACGATCGATCCTTTTTACGGCACGAACGAGAAGGAGCGGAGCGCCTACAATCTCGTAAAGGCGCTTAACGAAGGTCAGCGCGAACTAAGCGGCTTCGAAAAGGAGATGTCGGCGGAGGTCGAGCGCCAGGTCGGTCGCCGACCGGACGGCTTTTTCGTTCCCGAATTCGCCCTCTTTACCCGAGGGCAATGGGAGACGGAGATGAAGCGCGACCTCGTCGCCGGGACGCCCGATCTCGGGGGCGACCTAATCATGACCTACGTCGAGCCGAGCCTTATCCCCTTCCTGCGGAACCGGCTAGTCGTCGGGCGGATGGGTGCCTCCATGTTTACCGGCTTACGAGATAACTTCGCCCTCCCGCGACAGACCGGGGCCGGGACCGCGAGCTGGCAATCGGAGACCGGGGCCCTCGCGAACTCGAACGTTACTTTCGATCAGGTCCTCCTTTCCCCGCTCCGGCTCGGTTCGCAGACGGCCTACTCCCGCTGGCTCCTCAATCAGGCGCGGGTCGACGTCCAGACGGTGGTCCGTCAAGATCTTCTTGCCATTATCGCCCTCGAACAGGACCGGGCCGCCCTCTTCGGGACCGGGACAACTCAGCCGACCGGAGTGTTTAATGTAGCGGCGGACACCGTTTATCCGTCCGCTTATAGTAAGACGAGCCCGAGCGTCACCTTCGCCGCCTCCGGGGCTCCGACCTGGGCGGAGATAGTCAGCTTCGAAGGTCACATCGAGCAAAACAATATCGACCTCGACGATTCGAGTTGCGGCTACGTGGTCACGCCAAACGCTAAGTCGACGCTAAAAACGACTGCAAAGGTAGATCCGCGAGCGGTTAATCAGTTTTACCCGGAATTTATCTGGGAAGGCGGACCGGCCGGAGGCCCCGAGGGGCGCATGAACGGCTACCGGGCGCTCGCCTCCAACCAGTTGAATACGACCAACCAGATGATCTTTGCCAAGTGGAGCGACATGATCATAGGTTTATGGGGGGGCCTCGACCTCCTGACGGATCCGTATTCGCTGGCTAGCAATTATCAGATTAAGGTCATCGTTAACATAATGTGCAATATCACGTTACGGTACGGACCTTCCTTCTGTTACTCGACTAATCCGGCGGGGACGGCGACGGCGGCGACTACGGAGTCTCCTTCGCCGAAAGAGCCACCCCCTAATCAGCGCGGCGGGCACTGATATCTATCTCTTACGTTTTTCCCGGCGAAGTTTAACGCCCCTCGGCGTAGTACCCGGGAAACGTATTTAGCCGGAGAATGAACGGTAACCCGCCTACCACGCCACCGGCTCGGGGGTCGGCAAGAATTTCCTCCGTTACTTTGATAATGCGCTCCGGGTCGACGGGGAGAGCTGCGCGGTTACCTTCTCGAACGGGATCGAGCTATCGATCCTCTGCCTCTGGATACACGATTATTCGGTCTATATCCATACCCACTCGCACGAGCTAAACGCCGTCGGCTACCAGAACGAGCAGCTAGTCATGTTTAAGGCCTCGGACGTCCCGGCGTCGGCGACTAACTTTATCCGGGCGAAGGATTACATCATTTTTAACGGAGTAAAATTCTCGATTAATCAGGCCCGGCTTAAGAGCGGCCTGTGGACTCTCTCCTTATGGATCTTCGGGGTTACCCCTCGCGGCCTATGATCTCCATTACGATTAACCCCGAGCAGCTTAACCACGTTATCTCCGCCTTGAGCGGGATCGTCGGCGGCGCGCCTTTCGCCGTTAACGAGGCGATCCGCTATACCCTCCGCCGGGTGCGGACGAAGGCCGGGCAGGCGGCGACCGAGCGCTACAACATCTCCTCCCGCTGGGTGACCGGACAGGCCCGGGCTCCCATCGTCGGCGGAATGTCCGGACGCATGACGATCGCCGGGACCCGCGCCCCCCTCCAGCTTTTCCCCCACGCTAGCGTCTTCCCCGAGGGCGTCGAGGTCGAGGAGCTTAAAGGGCACGCTATGACGCTCCGGCACGCCTTCGTTACCCCTTCCGGAGCGGTTATGACCCGGGGGGAGCCGGGCGCGCCCCGTTACCCGATCCATCCCATGGTTGGCGTTTCCGCGCCGGAGATGGTCGGGGAATCGACCCAGGTCTGGCCGGGGATCGAGGCCTTTATGGAAGAGGTTATGATGCAGAGACTGGAACACAATATCATGGCCATAACGAGCGGGGCGATCTCGCTTTAAGCTTAAGGACCGTTAGACTACGGTCATGAACCGAACTCCCCGGATAGCGAAACCTTAAAGTGGCATAGGCCGGAAGAGCAAACGCCTCCCGTGCGGTCTTGTCTTTTTGTACGGTTGGAGCGGATAACCGACGGCTTAATTAATTTTGCGACCTCGATTTACGATCCGGAACGAGGGTTTCTCTATTTGCGGTTAGAGGATATTCCGACCTCCGGGCACGGCAGTTTCCCGAGTCAATATACCGTGACCCACTGGGTTTTAAGCAAACGGGCTCACGAAGCGAAGATGGCTTATGCCTGGTTAGAGGAGCCGGAGCCCCTGCCGCCTCCCGCGCCGAACCCGCCGGACCCCTTCCTCGATATCCCGCCAATCCCGCCCCCGGAGGAGTTATAGTCGCCCTCGATAGAGGGTAGGAAGCGGTAATTAAGACCTAAGACCGCTTTCCCTTTTTAGGCTCTTCGCTGTTCTCTGTGGGTAACTTAGTTAGGCGCTTTGGGCTTGCATAGCACTGCGCTACGCCTGCTCAAGGTCGAATCCGACATAAACGGCATCCTTCCCGCCAGGAGGGCGGGCCCCTGCCATTTATTTCGTTTCTCGCATTGAGCAGGCTTCGCTCCGCGCTCTTGAGGGTAACTGCATTTTGCGTTCGACAACTCTCGGCTCGTTCCTCGCCGCGACCTGTCGAACGTAAAAGCCGTTGCAAGAACTCAGAGTGGTGCAGATCACGATTTGCCTTTTGGATAATTGTGGACTGCAATAGAAAGGATGACACCAGAAGAACTTTTTACTGCGGCGCTTGGCCTGGGCCAGCAGTGGCGGGTGGTTGAATGCCGCTTTGAGGGAGAACCGAAACGCTTGGAACTACGACTCG